AATCATCTAGTCCTAATGCAAAAGTTGGTTCATACAGGTGGAAGATTATGACAGTGAATCTTAGAGGAAAACCTGTAGTGTGTAAAGATTTAGATCTCAAAACCTATCTTGACATTGTAGTGCTTCTATCCGAGAGACATCTTAAATCACAAACAAATGTACTCGAACGAGCCCGAAATTTTAACAAGTTGGGGTTTTGTAAGAGATGCAAGAGACCTGAGACGATATGTGATTGTCCAAGTGAGTGTAAACCACAAACACTAGAGGCAATACAAGAAGAGAAGGAAACTATCGTTGTGGAAAATAAGGATGAAAATTTGTGGTCAGATCCAGAACCAACATTGGAAGAGAAATTGGAGGGACGGAAACAAGAGATTTATGATTTGATCAAAGATCGCTTAGTAGGTTTTGAACCTCGACACATATCACAAAAGATGTTGAATGACATGGATAATGATGCACTTATAGTATATTGTGGACCTAAATTTCAAAACTCTATTTTTCAAGAATGGTTAGCATCTGAAAGACAGTATTGGAAAGATTTTGCAGAATTGGAAACATTTTTTGAGGCTGATGTTGATCGACTTGAGGAAGCTGTCGGAAAACTTGAGAGCGTTTACAGAGAATATTTCTTCGATCATAATGCAGGTAGAGTGTACGAAAGCCTCTTGTGGGCTATGAAAAATTCTACACCAGTTGCTGATATCTCGACATCTTTGATTCCCATAGTTCCTCATTCACGAAGTATTGATCAGGAGTTTGATTATTATTATGAACGAAGGCGCAATGAAGTGCTAGCTATTATGCAACACTACATTCATGGGTTCAAAGATGAACATATTACTGATGAGATGCTTATGATGGATGATAGAGATCTTGTAGAACTGTGTGATGAAACTTTTCAAGAACATATTTTCCAAATGTGGAAATTGGATTATTTGCTGACAGCAACATCGCATGGTCCTAATTTGTTGAACGATGATGTTTTGCGGAAAATTTTTTATGATGTTAAGTTTGGGAATATCAGACCTCATTCCGACGATTTGCCCTGGTTATCTAAGATTGCAGTGAATGCAGTTACTTCTGGTGTGAAGAAGTGGTTTTTATCACAATACACACCTTTGAATTGGTTAGATTCCCTGTGTGGGTTTAGACCTATTCGATCTATGACAACTAGAGCATTGCAGGGTGAGGTTCAACACATTTTAGATAACCATTTTACACCAGCAGTTGTTCAACTAATGCCAAATTGGATAGCAGAAACACAATTCGCATCAAGATTGCGTGAGAGATGGAGGAAAGTTGCAGCCATGCGTGACTTTACTAGACATTTTAAGTTTACTCTTTGGGGCCTTGGTATATTAGGACTACGAGGATCATATAGATACAGCATAGGTAACACTCCTCTACTGGAAGCTTTGATTGTAGTTCCTGGAACTATGGCCACTTTGGTACTTGGACATGCATATTACATTGAGCGTCAGAGACATTATGTCGATGAGTATCAACAAAGACGTGATGCATTGCCTGTGTCTGTAAAAGAAATTCGAGATTCTCCTGTGATTCAGGGAGCTTGTGCGATTGCACTGTTGTTGTGTGGTTTAAAAGCTATGCAATTGTGGAATAAAGCTCGAATTCAGAACATTAAACCTCAAACCATGAATTCAGATAGTAGTGGTGGGTGGTTTCAAATGTTCACGTCTTCACGATTGACTTTCAAGAAGAATACAAAGAATCTTGGAGCAATTTCCAAACATGCAGTTGAAACATTTAAAAAGAACAGCCTCTTCTTTGCTGATTTTGTTCGAGATGATGGCACACGAACACGATGTAATGTGTTTTTCCCAAAAAAGGGTGTCATTATGTTTCCAACACACAACTGGTATTATAAAGCTGACATGAATGGTAAAAAGTCATCAACATTGAAAGTAACAGTAACACGTTCATTGAATGCAGGAGGTTTCTTCACATTCATATTGGATGAAACTGTTTCTTATGATGACCCAGTGTCAGATTGTTGCTATGGCTTTGTTCCAAATTGTCCTGATTTTCGGGATCGATCAAAATGGTTTCCAGAGTCAACATGTACTGGGAAAAGTGTGTGTGCATTATTGGTGAAAGATGGTGTTGAAATGACAACGGATCGTATAGAAGTAGATTTTAAACCTTCAGTTGGTCATTGTTACCGTAGTTTCCCTGGAGGTGAATATAACTCTCCTTTGTCAATTGTGGGTTCATGTATGGGTCTGATAATATCAGAAACTGCAGAACCTCACATATTAGGCTTTCATATAGGAGGGATTGAAACACATGGTCATGGAGTTTGTCAGACCATAACTCTTGGGAAACTTAATGCAGCTTTGGAAAGATTGGCGAAACTGCCTGGAGTTCATATTCCTGCTCAACCAACAGATCTACCAGAACAGTATGGACGTGTTATTATTGAGACGGAACGAATTCATCCACATTGCAAAGCAGCAAGTTTGGAATCTGGTGATTTCATTGATGTTTTGGGGAG